TTACCACCTACTGCATCTGCCGCAAAGAATGCTGATACTAATACAGCAATTGAAGCAAAATAAGTAGGAGCGATATCGGCAATCAAGTTTGCTGCCGTATCTAAACCAAATGCAGAAGTCAAAAAGATACCGAAAGGATACAACAAAAGTCCTATCAGTGAAAACCATGCCATCTTACGAATGGCATCGCGTTGTGCATCTTGATCTTCCAGTGCTTTTCTTTTAAATTCCAAATGCATATCCCATTCTTCTTGTGAGATATGCCCATCACCATTAGCGTCGATTTCTTTTGCTACATCAGCGTCAATAGTGTGTTCGGACATGTTTTACTCCTCGTGTTCTGAATGTTCGTCTATTCCATAATGATGAGTAACTTCGCTTTCTGATAGTTCACGCTCTACTGAAGGTGCTTCGTGTAGAGTTTGAGGTGCTGGAGCAGGTGCTGGTGCTGGTGCAGCATCTTCATGCTTCGCTGCCCACCAAGCAGCAATCTGTGCTTCAGTCATTTTTTGTGCTTTGAGTAACTCGCCTGTGCGAGGATGTACCCATCCCTTAGATGTAGGATGAGCATCTTTTAGTTGATTTGCCATTATTACGCTCCTTGCTTAACGGGTTTAGTGTCGCCGTTACTTAACTTATCTGCCGAACTACGTGCAGGAGATTGCTTTCCTGATTTGCCAGCAGCAGCAGTTTTTTCTGCATCTTTAACTGCATCTGCTTTAACTTCTGCGTTATCATAGTCATGCTGTCCTGCAAAATCTTTTGCTGCTTGAGGTTGAAGACCTAATTGGTCATCTTTGTATTTACCGTCAGATCCTTGTTGTGCTTTTTCCCACATTTGTTGAAGTGCAGCACGAGTACCATGAACAAAATGACTGTAGGTAGCGTTGACTTCTTGTTCAAATTCTGCTACAGTTTCTTCAGCAATAACTTCTTCTTCCTGTTCTACTTCCTCTTTGGGAACACAGTTAGGAACCATTCTGTCGCCTTTTTTCTTCATCCCCACTTGCTTATGTGAATCCCAACATGCTTCATCTTGTTCTTCAGATGATTCTTTCTTTGCCATCTTCTTGGCAGCATGAAGATGTGCTTCAGATTTGGTTACTTTGAGTGATTCAACAGCAACGTCGAACTCGATTCCATGCTCGAACATAACGTCATAGTGCGTGACGATGGCAGTACCGTCTTCTTGCTCTACAAGCGTGTGTTCACCGGGGATACATTCTCCAGCACCCCACTGCTCGTGTTGAACGTGAGTGGCACAGTCATGCTTCAATGCTTTCAGAACGTTTCCTGCGTCGATGTCCTTAGACTCTTCGATTTCGCACTCACATTCTTCGCATCCGCAGACTTCGCAACCATCTACATCTTCTTTCTTCATCGCATGCTTAGTAGTCTTGCGACGATTGTGAAGATACTCATCAGACTTATCAACATCTCCATCGTTGTCGATGTCCTTGTCCTTACGATCAGCATGTGATCCTTTGAGAGCATTATGATTGACAGGATCTAATTTTTTCTTTTCTACAACTTCCTGCCAAAGTTGTCCGAAACGTTCTATTTCTTTACGATCCATGTCGTACTCCTAAATTAACTTTATTAGTTCATTTATCAGTGCTGCTCCTACAGCAGCACCTACTCCCCACATAACTTTAGTAGATAAACCTACTTCTACACGCAGGGTCTGGATGCCTTCTTGCATGTCATCCATACGCTGAGAAATCTTATTAGACCTCTCGTGCATTTCTTCTCGACGAATCTCCAGTGCTTCCACTTTCGTGTGAATCACCGCTTGTGTTGTCGCTAAATCGCTAACTTTGCCTACGATAGAATCGATTTTCTCTTCGATTCTCCCTAATCGTTGCACTTGAGTCTCTGCCATTAACAGTTCCACCTTCTCCTAGCTGCCTTTCCTCGTTCGCCTGTCCATCCTCTAGACCTTGCACAAAAAGACTTTCGTCTCTTTGCTGCTTTACTATCAGGATCTAATTTGCTTGGTTTTGTCGTAACCGCTGTTTGCAACTTAGATCCGGGATTCTTTCTGCGATATGCCGCAACACCCTTTTTAGTCAGTCCTGCACCTTTTGATACAGGTAACTTGTGTCCTTTCTTAACAGACAACCCTGATGCATCGTCTTCGCAAAAAAACTTAAACGATTTCATTTTGCATACTTTTTCTTAATCTTATCGTATGTGACACCAGAATCGATTGCCTTCTTGACCATTGCTTTTGCTTTGCCTTGGTCAACCTTATACTTCTTCATCACCATCTGAACCGCTTGGTTCATGTTCTGTGACTTAGCAATAGTGGTGAGAATATCCTTGATGTCCTGAATGGATGCTTCGTCAAGTGTTTCTTCACCAATCTTAACACCGGAATACTTACCCTTTCTGATGTCTTGAAAGGTCTTCACTGCTTTCTTCCTGTCTTTCTCTTTTGACGCATCAGATTGCTTTCGTGTAGTCTTGGTTCTCAGGATGGATGCTTCGTCAACTGACTCTTTGAACACATAGAAGACTCTACCAACTTGCTTAACACGTCCGCCCATTTCACGAGCAAACTTATCTGCTTGTTTACGATTCGCAAATGTCTTGTCGTATGCATCAGCACCACGAACTTTTGCTTCGTCAACTTCTTCTTTTTTATATTGATCAAGATAAGCAATAGCACCCTTCCTCAATTCTTTTTCCGATTTATTTTTGTTTGCAGGGTACTTTTTCATAATCGAAATAGTCTTTTTAATATCGTCTTCACGAGATCTTTCATCAAGTTCTACTTCTTCTTGTTTGTTCTTCCAAGCAGTGGCAGACATCGAGGTGCCTTTGGGATAGTCTTTGGTAGTCAAAGCACGTTGTTTGCTCATCTTTTTCTGAGAATCTTTGAACTTCTGAGCAGACATCGAGGTTCCCTTGGGATAATCACTGGTTTTAAGTGCCTCTTCTACTTTTTCTCTAAACATGCCTTTTCGTTTAGCATCACCAATCTTTTTCGCCAGTTGGTCACGATTCATTCGTCTATATTTTGACATACTCATCATAATATCGATGATTGCACTGTCCCTCTTGCCCTTTGCCTTTAACTCTTTGTAATCGGACACTATGCTTTCATCGACCTGCTCGACTTCCTCTTTGATGCTGTACGAATTGATGGTTGCGCCCATATCGCCCAATGCAAGGGTTGCGTCCTCTCCATTTCGACTATAAAGATGGAACTTCATTCCACCGGGTTTCTGAGGATCAACCATGTTGATCTTATCAACGTTGTACTTTGCACTGCGTGATTTACCCTTTACCATAAAAGTACGTTTATTGCTACGACTAACAGATGAACCATAATCAATTGTGATCATGGAACCTTTCTTCAACTTGTCAAAGTCTTTACGAGATACCTTAACCGCTTCGGTTATCTGCTTGTTTTCTCTTAGGTCAAAAAACGATTTCATTACATGCGATCTCTTACGTTACTAAAAGACTTGTTCTGTGAAGCAGACTTTTGTGCTTTCTGCTTTCGCTTTGCGGCAAGACGATCACGTGCTGCTTTGGCATCAGCATTAGAAATGCGAAAACCACCAGTATCGTGTTTCTCTTTATCCTTTGACATTGCACCTTCGCGCATTTCTCTAAATGTTTTCATCTCTGGTAGTCCTTTATGTTTAGTTGACGCAAAATCCTTAACATCTTTCTTTTTCATGCTCTTTGCTGCTTTCGCAACTTCTGGTGACGGTGCTTTCATATCGCCTTTCTGTACCGCTCGCACCATACCCATGAATCTTTGTTGACTCTTAGAAACAGACTTTTCAATCACAACCCGAAAACCGGATCTAGAATTGGGATCTCTTTCCAATCGTACCTTTTTACCCATTGCTTGAAGATACCCCATTACTTTCTTTTCCGAAGACTTTTCAATGGTTCCAACAGCAATAGTCTTTGCTAGGTTTTTAAACTTCCCCATGGGGACTTTTACTGTTGCTTCTTTAAATGATTTCATAGTATTTATTTATAATTTTTCTTGTGTTTAGTATAACCCTTCTTCGCTTCCTTCTTCTTATCTGGTTCTACTTTTGCCTTGTTGAATTTATGAGCAAACTTGGCAACGGGGTTTTTAGTAGATTCTTTTTTTGCAGTGGGGTCAGTTTTTATATTTTTTGCTCGCGCACGAGCAATACGAGCACGATCTAACATTTGATCGTACTTGCGTTTATCTACTTCTTTTTCTCTGTTAATTTTGTCTTTTACTGCTTTAACAGGGTCTACGTTTTCACGTTCCATCTTTTTGTGATGACGTTCAGCATGCTTAGTTGCTTCTGGTGTTCCCCATTCAGGTTGATCTTTATACCAGCGATCCGTACTCTTTTCAGATTTTTCGTGGATTATTCCTTCCAACCATTGACGAGTGATTCTTCCTTCATCTAATGCTACAATAACATAATTGGAACCCAAGCGGTAGATGTATCCGCTCTTATCTGATTCTAATACAGTAACTCGATCACCGGGTTCGAAAAGTTCTCCATTAATGTATTTTTCACGTGCCTCACTAACAGTTCCTAAGTCAACGTGTTGCTTAAACGATTTTGCTTCTTTCAGTCCCATGCCTACTCGAATATCGTTAAAAAGTTTGCGAGCATCGTTATTAGACATTTTCTGAGGAACACCTTGTGAAAATGTTGTGAAATCATTATTGGCAGCATTCTGGCGTTGTTTGCTGGCACTCATCCCTTCGACACCTTCGGCATCAGGATCACGCGCACCAGCGGAGACAATAGAGATCTTCTCGAAGTTATAGAACCCATGTCTGCCTTTGACACCGTTGTACTTGTTGAGCAGAGTCTCGAACTCAGTGATACGATCAGCACCCACTACCATAGTGACGCGCTTATATCCCTGTTCGAAAAGACCCGTTGCTGCATCGAAAACAGTCTTAACGTTCTTGCTGATTAGAATATTACGAGCATGTTTTGGAAACATTTTTCGAGCATGCTTCACCTTTTTCTCGTAGGTCAGTGGGTTCTTCTTCGGATCTGAAGACTGGGACAGGTACACCTTGTAAGGGTTACGTCCTGCTTTTCGGGACAGAACATCCATCAACTTACCGTGTCCGATAGTTGGTGGGTTCATGCGTCCAAATGTAAAAAATATCTCGCGTTCTTCCTCAACGAGATACTGTTTAAACGAAGGTATCATGCTGATCTTCTTTCTTTCTCTTTCTTACGAATATCGGGCATAAGTTTACGGGCAATCTTCGAAAGTCTGCCTTTCATCTTATCTAATTTCTTTTCTATTTCTTGCCGACGAGCAAAAGGCAATTCGTCCTTCGACTTTCCTTTTGCGTATTTTTTGAAGAGAACTCCGCGAGCAGCACGATTTGCTCGTTTCTGAAGACGCTCTGTGTTTGCCATTCTTTTCGCAGAACGTCTACGACCCATGGCAATCTTTGCTTTATTCTTTTTCATCGCACGTGATTTAGCACGTCTTTGCTGAAAGTCGAGTGCTTCATCGGTGACTTCCTCACCGATACGACCACGATGTCTTTTGTGTGCGGCATAGTTCACAAGTTCGGGCATTCCCGGTTTGTACTCTACCGTCATGAAGTCTTTAAACGACAACATTTTTAACTCCTACTAGGTTTATCCCATCCCTTCAAAATATCAGGTGAAAAGTTGTTGTATGAAAATTCCATACGATCAACAAGTTTCACAGCGTCACCACCAAGTCTGTCAATTGCAACGTATCCTTCTGCTCCCGTTACTTTAAACCCTTTTTTGGTTTTTACGAAAGAATCGATACTTTGCAATCGATTAAGTTTATTTATAAGTTTTAATTTCGCAACTACGATTAATTTTTGTAATCGAAACATTTCTATTAGATTCACTTTATTCTTAAGCGAGAAAAACGAAAGGAGTTGGTTTCGCTTATCTCGTTGGGTTGCTTTTCCTGCAGCAGTTTTGCGTTTTGCTATTTCTTTGCCGTACTTTCCGTGGATCCATCGAATGAGTTTTTCAGTGTGTGCGACTTCATTTCCGATGACCTGTCCTTTTCTGACAAAGGTGTTGTTGTAGGTTTCAATGTGTTGGGCGAGTTCAGAATTTGACTCCAGTTGTCGTAACGTGCTACCTGAGATGCGATTAAAGAGTTTTCCAATTTCCGTAAGAGTTTCATTAACATCTTCTGTTTCCCTTTTTGTCATAGTAGCATTAGTCACATCTCGTAAAAATGCGTCTTGCGACCACACATTGTTTGATTTGTTAAGTCCGGCAACATTGACTCCATATGATGCTCGCATGGTTTCGAACGTGCTGCCTGTATATGTAGTGTGCCATACGATACCGATCTTGGCACGTTTGACAGGTGCTGCCTGTTCTTCGGGCACTGCGTAGACGATTGTGTTAGGGTGAAAGGTTGTGTATTTTTTACCATCAATGGTTTCACTGGATAGATCCCCACGACCAAACAAAAAGTCGCCCTGAATAACCCCTTTGATACCCAAAGCAGGTAGGTACTTCAGAGCGTCTTTAAGTTTGGAAGAAAGATCACCAGACGTGTCTGCGTCGATCTCTGCGGGGGTCTTATAGACCTTGGGATTTTTGTTGAAGATTCCCTTCTTAGCAACAAAGAACTGCCCGTCCCTTGGATCAGTCCCAGCAAAGATTGCTGGTGCTCCATCCCATTTGACTGATACTTTACCATCTTTTTTTCCAGCAAGCATGTCTCGCATATCTCGCAAGGCAAAGATTGCTTGGCGAGTACCATTAACACCACCATACAGCACCTTGTCCTCGATGTGAGTCATGTGCGTATTCTTTTGTTCTGTTAATGTGTCTGCGAATGATAACATTTTTAAAACTCAAAAGTATGTCATACTATTTATACGATTACGATATTTTTACGAAGTAACTCGACTGGTCTGCGTTAGATTGCGCATATCGAAACATTTTAGTTGTGAATTCATTTTTCTCTTTTACACTACCGTCTTCCAAAACGTCAAGAAAATTCATACAAAGTTTTTTACTGTTCTTCCAGTTGTATGTTGCTGCTTTGACTCTAGCAACAAAATCTCCTTCGGACAACAAATCTACACTAGGCATAGATTTGGCGTTGTGTTTTTTATATTGCTTATATAAATCTTTTTCAAAAGTACCTTGCCTTTCCATTGACTTAATGAGAGAAAGGTAGGATTTCTCGTTGTCATAAGGTCCGTAAATTCCTTTTCCAAACACTTCTTGACAATAAAACTCTACGTTACCACCACCGATCTTACCCCCGGCAGCTTCGCCTCCTTTGATCTCTCCCTGCCATGACGTTTCGCCACCAAAGGTTCGGAACTGAACCTGTCCTTCACTGGTGGTGAGATAGATGTCTTGGGAACTAAAGAAGTCTCCTGTCCTACCGTAGGTAAAATACGTAAGAGTGTATTTCTGTTTCCGTTCAGTCAGTTTAGGTGCGTTGTATTCAGTATAGGTTGCTTGGGTTGCCTTGGCACCAACTTTCTTGAGAGATATTCCAAGCAGTTCTCCAGACTGAGCGAGTCGATAAACTTCGGCGTTGAGTTCTCCCCAACTGGAGGTGAAATTTTCGAGAGGTTTCTCATTTTTGTCGAAAGTAGATGCCCAAATGTCACCGGGGTTCCACTTGTCTTCGGAGAAAGATCCGGGTGCTTGAGGTTTTTCCTGCTTTCGATCAAGTTTCTGCACCGTTTTCTTGGCGGCATAAACGTTGTTCATAAACTTAGACCCACGGTGAAAGTAAACCTTACCGTTCTTGGTCATCTTGCGTCCGTATTGTTCCCAGAGTTTGTTGGCGGTTTTCAGATATACATCTGTTTCGATCCAAATTTTTGGTCCGTTCTTTAAACCGTCTGCTAAGCTAACCGTAGCATCTACCCAATCAGTAGCACTTTCTAATTCTTTGTCTGAGATAGACTTGACTTTGTTTTTTGCAACGTTGAATACGTATGAGCAGTAATAGCACTGAAGAGATTCTGTGTACTTGGTGTCTTCTGCACCACCACCTGAACCAGAACCACCACCAAAATCTTTGTCCTTAAAGATCTTAGTCAGTGGAACAGTTTCTAAACCTTTTTTGGTTTTATAGGTGAAGAGTTTAGTTTTCTTGTCGTAAGCGACACCTTCAACCTCCTCTCCGTTTTTTGTTTTTCCCAGAACAAACTTCTTACCATCACGAATTTTAAGTGCAAAAATATCCTCACGTTCGTTCCCTGCATAGGGTCCAGAACTTGCGGATTTTAAGATCTCTCTGTTAGATAGTGCGCCCATATTAGTATTTAGGGTAGTCTGCGGGATCCTCTTGTTTTAGTGATTCTATTCTGTCAATAATATCTTGCTTCTGTTTGTCAGTATAATACGCCCAGTCTTCAATTTCAATAAGCATTCTTTTGCATCCGATGCAGAACTGATTCCAAGTAGGATCAAGGACGCAGACTCCGATGCAAGGTGAACGTACTGTCATGCACTAATTCCGTTTTGTAAAAACACAAAATTCAATGTGATTCTTTCGTCAACGTTAGAATAAAAGTCGTGTAGATGGTGTGCCTTATTATAAAAACCAACGGCACGATTCTGTTTCCATTCTATTTCTCTCACAAATTTTTCACCGTCATAGATTCTTGTCCCACAACTACCGTACTCTGGTTCCAAGTATAACACAAGAGAAAAGAATTTGGAAGGGGTGTCTTTGTGGACCTCCCACTCAAAGTTTTTGCCTAATGACTGATACTCAACAAAAACTTTTTTATTATGCAGATCAGCAAACTCATCGTATGTGTTGAGATTCTGTTTAACTTTGTTTGATAATAACTGTCGCAGTTCAGGAAACGTGTGTTCCGCAGGGGAATCTTCATACGAAAATGCTTTACCGATGGGAACACGACAACGTTCACCTTCGGTAGTGCACTTAGGGAAAAAATATAAGATGTCTTTGAAGAGTGCTAAATCTCTAGCACCAAAAAAATCGTCGAAGACATAGTACTCCCACGGTTCTACAAACTTTTCCATTCAACGCTCCATCGCCACCTTAAGAAGGTGAAACTAATACAGCGATAATAATCTTCCCTAGCATACAACAATGCAGGAGTCAGCATAATTTCACCATACTGGTGATACATATCATCAAAATCAAACTTCATTTTCATCGTCCTTTACAATGACCTCAAAATCTGGCATTTCTTCGAACGCTACTTTCATAGAATTCAAAACGTCTCTTGCTCCTGCTTCTCTGCCCATATACCAAGCAATGGCAGTGGGCAGAAGAATCAAAAGAGTTATTTCTAAGGGACTAAAAAGCATCGTGATCTAATCTTTCATGGTTACCATTATTTAGGTCCATGGTAGCAAAAATCTGTCGAAACAAAGTACCTTCACGGTAGATTTCAGCAATAGGATAACCTTCTGTGGTTCGACCCATATCAACAAAGCACTTTTTTCCAAGAGATTCCTCACACGAAGCAATCGCTACGGAATCTCGTCGAATCTCATCCCAGATCGTCAAAAGATCACCGTCTGCGGGATGCACTGAGACTGAGATATCATCAGGACAAGCAACACGATCAACAACAACTAAACCTTCTTTAGGCATTTACAACTCCTTCTCCATTACAAGTGGGACAAACAACTTGGGTGGGTTGGTCCTCTGCAGTCGTTAGCAATTTACGTCCCGCGCCACCCATGTCGTATGCGAGGAAGGTCATATGTCCAAATCGAACTTTATCACCTTCGTTTACCTCATCGTTGGGATCAATACCCAACTCTTTTATTTTAGCAAGAATTTGGTCTTCAGTCAAATAATGTAAACAATTATTTGCGATTACTTCTATCTTCTTCATCGGTTCCTTTTAGATAAGTTACTCTGTGACCATCTCGTATATGTCCACCTTCAAGACACTTACCACATTGAGATCCAACCTTTTCTAATAGAAAGTGGTTGTCGTCAAGCATCTTTTCAGTGATAGCATTGCACACACAAACGTACACTTAGTGGACCACATCCATGTTAGGAACCTTTGCTAATTTTAGAACGTTATCAACGTACCAATCAAAGAACGTAGCAGGACCCCAAGTATCGGCAGCACCCGTATCGAAATACGCATCGTGAATTGCCAATCCAACTTTGTCTGCGACATCGTCGCGTCCATCTTGGGTCAGGTACCAACCATCCGGTAAGGTGTGGTCAGCAAGAGCACCAAGGTCAAGGTTGTTCATATCCAACAACGGTTGAACAAAGTAGTCAAAAAAATCATTACCATCCATTATAAAATCTCCTCATTATCAATTTCTCGTGCTTCTTCTAAGATCTCAACTGCCTGTTCGACGGTGAAACCTTCCTCAGTCAATCGCTGAACAAACTCAAAGTTAGCGGGAAAGCCGGGATAACCTGCATCACCATACTCTTGAACAATCTTACCAATTTCGTAGTTTAGAATTTCCATTACGCTGCCTCCAGTATATCACGAACACGTTCACGGTCAACAGAGTCCCCATCGCCCCACTCGAAGAAGTTTTGAGGGTCACTGCACATCTTGATATAGTCCACGATGGCAACTTCGACTTTCTCAACGTTCAACCCTGCAATCGGATAGAGACCATCATAACCATAGAAAGACAAGACATAGTTTCGGAACTCCCGGAATGCGGGATTCTTACGCAGAGCGATAAAGTTAGTAATCATTACGCAACCTCCGCAAAAGCATCATCTTCAAGGAAAACACGAAGGTTGTGTTCAACCCCCATCTCATTAAGTGCATTTACATACTCACAAAGATTGCCAATGTCACCAGTATCAACAAACTCACCAGTGATCATATCAACTAAAATTCCCAAATCAATCTCCTTCATTTCCTTAATTACAAAGTAATTATCGCATGTTTTGAGAACATTGTCAACAGTTTTTTTAGATTATTTTGGAATAAGCATATAACTAAAAGTTTGGTCGGGGTGGAGGGATTCGAACCCCCGAAACCCCTCGCTCCCAAAGCGAGTGCTCTACCAGACTGAGCTACACCCCGAGATGACAGACTTGGCATACCTCTCGTCAGAGTGCCCTGTGGTTGTATTGGGTTGCGCCTGTCAGACTTCCCTCACCCGCTGTCAGAGTCGAACGGGATACTCGTGCACATGGTGCAGGGGGTTGGATTCGAACCAACGTAGCTCTCGCGTCAGATTTACAGTCTGATGGTTTTAACCACTCACCCACCCCTGCTAAGGTTTGTTACAAACTCTGGTGCCCACTCTAGCAAAGCACCATTGTGTGTAAACGCAATTCCCATTGCAGTAATTGCTCGCGTAGTTTCCTGTCTCCAGTTGACCCAGAACTGAGGATCGTGTTCCATAATGCTGCCGTGATTGTGGTACATATCACAGAACTTAATCACTTTGACAGGAATTGGTGCCAGTGCCAACTTGCCGTTGTAGATTTCTTTCCTAACACTTCTGTTACCAGCGTAAGCAGGTGGTTTTGTGAGGAAATAAACATATCTAGCGACTTCCTCGCCAGCGATCTCAATCAGTTCCTCAAACGTAGCGTCAGTGTCCTCTACAACGTCATGAAGGAGTGCTGCAGCAACGACTTCGTCTGGTGCCTCCGTGTTAAGCATGGTCTTGTAGAAGTCCTGTACACGCTCTGCGACTGCCTCACAATGCGTGAAGTAAGGTTCTCCGGTATACTTCCGGGTTTGTCCAACGTGCTTCATTGCACCCCAGACTTTGGCGTGTTCTACTAGTGCGCCCATAACAACTCCGTTAAAAATTCTTCCATCTCAAATGCTTCCTGTTCCCATGGTTGCTGGCGATACTTGATCTTAAGACCACCACGGGGACCATAGGGAACCTTCTGACCCTTCCACCGGGTCATCGTTGCGTTTAACTCACGTCGAACATACTGTCGAACGTGGGTCAACTCGTGAGCAATCGTCGCTGCGATCTCACGAGGAGTCTGCTGACGAAACTCACCGTCAATGACAATCTTGCCTACCTCGACAATGAACTCGTCTTCGTGGTCACCCTGATAAGCGTACCCGAACACACCCTGTCCACAAGCAATTGCAAACTTGATGTGGATATCGATCTCACGCTTGGTGAACTCACGTGGAAACAACTCAGCAATCACCTCTTCAGCAAACTGCTCGTATGCTTTGCGATTCTTGATGCGTCCGTGAAAGTGCAAATTGATCATGTCATCTCCTCAGTTACAAGGTAATTATCGCAAATTTGGAGGCAAGAGTCAAGCGGTAAGTCATTGATTTTAAAGGGGAAAACGAAAGCAAAAAACCCTAATAAAATCAACGACTTACCGCGACCCAAAAAGTGGAGATATAATGGAAGTTTAATTAAAAACCTCAACTATCTCCACTACTTCGCTTGCCGGGGCAGGAGAACGAATCCCTAGCAAGTCTTCGGGGATCAAGTCATTGAGAGAGTTATCTTCACCCCGAGTCCACTTTAAACCAACATACACGCGGTATTGCTGTGCCTGAGTCACAAACACTTCCTGCTTCCACATCTCATAACCTGAGATATTGATGTTGGACACCTTGTTTGTCACCAGAGAACCAGTCTCTGTGACCAGAGAGGCAGATGTTTCTGACCCCTGTTCTTGCGCAGCATACTCCGTGGTCTTGTTCACATACGAGCGAACCTGATCAGCAAGATCTGCTTTTGCCTGCATCGTTGCCTTGTCGATTGCGATCTGCAAACTAGCAGACACTGCAGAACCGACACCAAAAATGTACCCGTTCCGTTTCTTGAACAGTAGACCCTCAGTCTTTTTCTGTTCGTCGATGAACCATCCGGGAACCGTGCTGAGAACATTCTTCTCTGTCGATTCTTGTTTCACTTTATAGTTGCTCGCGCAACCCGTTAATAAAATTAACGCCATAATTAATAATGTTTTCATAACATTTCCTAGTCTAGTTTGGAAAGAATTGCGATCAGAGTCGAGTAGGTTGCTACCTGTATGATCGCAGACTTTAATTCAGGATCCATCTGTTTGTCGCCTTCTATCACTGTCTCTTCACAGACCTCGACCTTTTCCTTCGAGATGATCTTACCATCCTTCTCGATGGTAGTGGTCACATACTCACACTTTGGTCCGATGGTCTTGGGGTCTGCTGCCACATCAACCCCGCAGAGCATGAAGATGCAGAAGATGACTATCTTACCTAAATGGTACCTATCTCTTGCTAACATTGATCTTGCCCTCGTATGATGATGGATAGATTACACGACCATTGATATACCCACGGATCAGGCGATCATTCTGACGCAAGACCATGGTCACATCAGGACGATCACCGTGCTCGATGATCTCGTCCATCAGGTCATCCGCATCATCTACAGACGATGCTGTCATCTCGATTCGCTCACCATCTTTGATTGCTTCGATGGTGAATCGAGTGAACTCTTCGAAGAGATTTTCTTCTTGTTCGAGGTGTTCTCGAACGATCTCGTTACAAACTGCAAGAGGGACATCTTTGACCCTCATTTCGAGGGTCTGTTCTTTGATGAGTTTCTTATAGTTTGCCGGGATTTCTTTATGTGATGCGTACATTACGCTGCCTCCGCAAATTCTACTGCTGAATTGATTGCTCGTAACTTCTTTGCTTGGTTCGCACCGAACCATGCACTGGTCATACGAGCGTCTGATGAACGTCCCAACTGGTGGTCAGTCATATAGGTGACTGCGTTCAGTGCGTTCCACCACGTGCCGGGGAACAACTCTGCTCCGGGTTGCGTATCGATAACCTCAAGGGTTCGCTTCGCAGTGGTAGAAAGATCTTTCTGCTCAGTCACAACTTTTCGCTTGGTGTTAGCAGCGGGGAACACGTTGTTCAAGAACGTGATCAGATTGTCTTGCGTGTATCGCTTAGTCGCAAGGAAGTTTGCTGCATCTTTATACTGCTCGAACTTCTCGTGAGCAATACCAAGCGTTTCTTTTACTGCTTCAGGGTTGAACACTCGACGGTGATTAACAACTGCTTCGTTAACAGACTCCATGTTCATAGACATGTTGAGTGTGTTGTTGCAGACAACACGCACTGGAGTCATACGAATGTTCGCAGACTTACCATAGATATGTGGGTTGCTGAACAGCATGTAGTTGTCAACCTGATCCTTACCAAGGACATCGAAAGACTCCTTGATCTTAGCAAGTACCCAGACGATCTTGCCACCCTGCAAAGAACCTGCAGTGTGCATTTCCATGTCACCAGCAAGGCAGAACTCGTTGAAGAAGTTAAATGCTTCATCGTTCTGAATGGGTTCCCAGTTCTCACCTACAGAAGGTGCGAGGATCGTGTTGTCAGATTCACGAATCAAAGCCTGAGTACCAGTCTGGATCATCTCACCGTCATAGATAGCAACGGTTGGAACTTTGGTTACTTTCCAGTCAACTCCTGCTTTCTGCATCATCTGCATGGGAGCAAGATCGGCAGACACTTTCTCACCGAGTCCGTGCCAAGGAACCTCACCCGCATACGCCATTGTTTCTACATTATGGGACATTTGTCACTCCATTTCTCATTAATTAAAAACATATTTTACTAAATTTTTTATGTTTCGTCAACACTTTTTTTAGATTATTTTGGAATATGCTTAGAGCTTTTTAATCTAAGTGTTCTGGTTTCCATATAGGTTTGAGGTCTAAGATCTCATTGAATCGTTGGGTAAACGGTTCGATATATTCAGGCGGGGGTACTGCGTTACACTTATCACAAGGGGTCAGAGACCTGTCTCCTTTTAAGAGTCTCCATCGATATTCATTCATTTTAGGGTTACGCCACATGTGGTCTGAAATGCTGATGTCTTGAATATTACCAAAGTCTTCACCGAAATTATTTTCTAACGGATTGCCCCAGTCATTACAGCAAATTCTCCAAGTCCCATCCCAATCTAGATAGATTACATCAAAGGGTTTGTGACAAATTACATCATGAGTTTCTTCGAGAGACTTCAAAGGGATTACGTTATCTGGAATAGATCCAGCACGGTTGTTATAATAAACTTTAGTCTCACCACGACTGATAGTTTTTCTAACTTCTACTTTCGGTTCATTCCTTCCAGTGACTCCACGATCCTGAACTAAAACGTTTGGATATTTTTTCAGTTGTTCTTGAATATCAAGGTACTCAGGATAGGTTCTATCTGAATAGCAATTGAAATTAATCGAAGTAAAAGTTTTGTAATATTCCGGAATCCAGTCTTCCCACTTACGTCCATTGGTGTGGATTTGTAGTCCTATCCCCCATCCAAATCTTTTCTTTAGCACTCTGTCATAAGCATGTAACTTATCAAGAAAAAGTTTGAACTGAGGGTGTAGTGTGGGTTCTCCTCTGCCGATCAAAAGAATCTGCATTTTCGCATGATGTTCTGCAGTGAACTCCATGTGACTGTCAAGAAACAGATCAAACATTTCCTCGCTCATGTGCAAATTACGATTCGGATAGTCATGCGCACGAGGACAAAAGTCGCAACGTAAATTGCACAGTTCTGTTAAGTTTAGTTCAATCCGGATAGGATGAAAAGGAAATTGTTTTACAAGATCCGTATTCTTCATTTAATCATCGCAGAAATTTCAGTGGCATATTCCTTATTGGTTACAGGAACAGCGTTAGATTTGTGGAGAGTGGCAATTCCGATGACGTAGTCTCCGGTGTATCTTGGAGATTCTTTTTTGTCTCCTCTCGCCTTTGTTGGAGCAACCACGCACGATGGGAAGCGTTTTGCCTCTGCCGCACGTTCGATTGCATACGTAGTTTTTGGTTTGTACTCTTTGAACTTAGGCGGCGTATACTTGGCACAGACTTCTCCTTTTGGTTTACGAGATTTACGTTTGCGACCATTGAGATCGTAGCGAGAATTAGTATGTATAATCATTACAAACTCCAACTAATTTCAATTCGTGAATCACCGGAACCACTCCAGTTCACCGTACATCCACATTCTTCTATCAATGGTATCACATCTTTAAAGTTTTTACAACCTTCTTCGGAACCATCAAAGCAAAACAGCGAAGAGTCCTGCTGTTCGGGATAGTTACAAACGAAACCGCCTACCGATGTGTCATATTCATCAGGGTCCACATCTCCAAAGTCATCGTACCCAGTTCCGTTGCAGTATGAACAATCTTCATCATTATCAATGTCGTAGCCTTCACCGTCACATTCTCCACACTCTTCTTCGCTACCTTCGACCTCACAATCCTGCGAGTGATTGAACAATACCTTAGACATATCTTCGGGTGGATTTTCCAACCACGATAACTCACCCCACGCACAGGTTTGACAACATGGCATGTTCCAAGCAACGAACCAACCTTCTGCGGTTAGTCGTTCCTGCATCTTACGAAATCCGTTCATACCCACTCTTCTGTTTCAGCATTCCACTCAAAAGACCAATCATACCGACCATCTTCTTTAAGAGGAGGCGGCTTCTTGGGCAAGGGTTTCAACATT